CATTTGAATCGATATATGCAAATATAATTTCTACACCTGACGCAAGAATACCGTACAACGGAGCTTTACCACTTGACGATAGTTTTCCTGATGTACTTTTACCAGACATGGCCGTATGGATTGACCTGACAAAAGACCCTGATGATGGCGCATTTTCACGGAGTTTTTCATCGGCGTTTGACATTGATACTCACTAAACGGAGGATATATTATGAGTGCTGAAGTAAAATTCTTGATACCGTCTAACGGACAAATTGTACGTGATCCTATGTCAAAACAAATTTTACCGGTAGAGGGTATGGTGAAGCCGTGGATAGGTCCAGAAGGTAGGTACTGGAGACGCAGAGCAAACGACGGTTCTGTTATTGTTTTAGATGAAAGGCCGAAGGTAATGGACGAAAAAATAATGGGGGTAAAAAATAAATGATAACTTTCAACAACATTCCGACAACGATAAGAACGCCGGGAACATTTGTGGAGATCGACAATTCGCGTGCGATAAAAGGTCTTGTTGCAAATCCGCATAAAGTTTTGATACTTGGACAAAAACTTTCTGGGGCGGCGGCGATGACCGGAACTGCTGGGACCGATGCCGTAATGGCAATCACAAAAGATGGGCTTGCCGATGGATATTTTGGGCAAGGCTCTATACTTGCCCGTATGTGTAATATTTTCAAAAAGAATAATCAGAATACAGAGTTGTACGCAATGGCATTGAGCACTCCAGCGGGCGCGGCTGCGGCTGTTAAATGTATTCATACGTCAATTCTTTTATCGTTTAATGTCGGTTCGGTTTCAACGGCAAACGAGCAATTACATTTGATTATTAACGGCTCAGCATATGATATAACACTAACGTCGGGTTGGTCTGTTGCTGATATCAACGGGGCTATATCCACGCTAGTTAACAGCAACGCAAATTGTCCTTTTGCGATTACGACTAACGCAACAAGCGCGTTGTTACTAACCGCAAAAATCCCCGGTGAGTGCGGGAATTATGTTGACGTTCGCTTTAATTATTTTACTGGCCAAAGTTTTCCGAAATGCATGTCTGGCCATACCCCGTCTGGAGCATCGAAGATTATTTCACAGACAACGACTGGAGCGTCTAATGCACTTCTCGGTGATGCGTGGGCAATTATCGACGGTACTCAATATCATCATATTGTTCAACCGTATATCGACGCTACAAATATAGCGTCTCTTGAAAGTGAACTTGATGACCGCTTCAAGCCGTTAACCGATCTTCAAGGACATGGATATGGTTGCGTAAGGGGAGCCGCTGCAAGTTGTACGACACTGGGCAATTCAAGAAATTCTCCATATAATACAATCATGGGTGTTTACGATTCACCGTCTGACCCGGCGGAATGGGCGGCGGCTGTTGCGGCTGTTGCATCTTTTAACCTTAATAATGATCCGGCTCGACCACTTCAATTTTTACAAGTTAAGGGTGTTCTTGCGCCTCCTGAATCAAGCCGTTTTACCCGTGCAGAAAGGGATGTTTTATTGTACGATGGAATTTCAACTTTTATTATTGATAGTGGTGGGAATGTAAATCTTGAAAGACTGATTACAACCTATCAACGTAATGCACTGGGAACTCCTGATCCTTCTTATCTTGATATTGAAACGCTTTTCACGTTAGGCGAAATAAGGTATCAATATAAATCAAGAATGATTTCAAGATTTATTATTCCCCGTTTTAAATTGGCCGACGACACTTTCCCAGTACAGCCGGGTAGTTATGTCGCAACGCCGAAAACTGTTAAACAAGAAACGATTGCGCTTTTCTCTTTACTTCAGGACAGGGGCTTGATCGAAAATCTTGACCAGTTCATCGCAGATTTACAAGTGGAAAGAGATATTACAGACGTTAACCGCGTGAATGTTCTGTTGCCACCAGATTTGATAAATCAATTCCGGGTGCTTGCCGGAATAGTTCAATTTATATTATAGGAGAAATATTATGGCCGGTAGAATAACGGGTCGTGTAGAGGTAATAGTCAATGGGGTACCCCTGCTGAATAAAGCGGGGGCGAAGGCCAGCGGAATTGGCTTGTCAGGTGAGCAAACTATGGAGCTTGAAGCGGTCCAGGGGGACACCGGCATACATGGTTTCATCGAAAAGCCTGTACCAGCAGTGTGTGAGGTTACGATTACCGATAGGGACGATATATCCCTCGATACGCTCGCACGTATACGAGAAAACGGAACGGTAATTTTCAGATCATATGGCGGTGGAAAAGTCTACACCATGCCAAACGCCACTTGCACAAGAAATTTTACCGTAACCGGTGGTCAAGGTGAGGTTGCCGTGAAATTCGTTGGAAATTATTGGATAGAATCTACGGAGAGCGCATAACGATATGGAAGACAAGAAAATAATCTCATTAAAATATCCTATTCCAGATAACGACGGAAATGATATTTCTGAAATTGCTATAGGACGTTTTAAGGTAAAACATTTAAGGCTGTTACCAAAAGATTTAATGTCTGGTGATAAGGAAAAAGCAAATATTGATCCTATCGAAATAATGCCATTGCTCGCAGGTATGGCAGGTTTGTCAATATCGAGTGTAGAAGAACTCGATATTGACGATTTACAAACTGTTATGGAATCGATAAAAAGTTTTTTCCCTCAGTAGCCATCCCCTCGAATTGGGAAGAGGTCGTATGGGTGGTTGCGTACAACTTCCATTTCCCCCCAAAGAGTATTTGGGAAATGGAACTGGACGAGTTGATTTTTTGGAAAGACGGAACGCAAAAAATAGCATCTTGGATGAGTGAAAGCGATGGCGGGTAACTCGGCAGTTTATGATTTCAGCTTTATAATGCGTGCTGTTGACGGCGTGACGGTCCCATTTAAAGCCATAAAAACATCCATCGAAGGCATGAGCACGTCGATTACGCAATTTGGGGAACGCATAAATCAATCAATGACAGGCTTTCAACGGATATTTGAAATAGGGGATCGTATATCCGCAATGGGCGATAAGGTCGCGGCTTTTGGAAACGAGTTTATAAACGCGGCGAAAAAAGTAGAAGTTACGGAAGCATCACTAAAAGCAATGATGGGTGATGCAGAAGACGCGGAAAAACTTTTTAAAAATATCGATAAAGTCGCACAAGAATTTGGTATTCCAGATGAACAACTTTACAGCATATCAAGAAAATTGATTGCGGTTGGGTTTGACGCTGATAAAATAACGAAAACCATGTACGGACTCGCCGATGCGGCTTTCGGTGCAAATGTCCCTCTCGAAAGTTTAGTCGACGTATACGCAAAGGTTATTGACTCAGGAACTATTGGCAACCGTGAAGTTCGTGCATTAAGAAGTTATAAGGGTTTCTGGGAAGGATTGGCGCAATCGTTAGGCGTAACAAAAGACGCCGCAAAAGAAATGGTTAAATCTGGAAAACTGGGTGCACTTGATTTTCAAAATTACATTGTTACGGTATCAACTGGAGCAGGTAAATTAGCGGGTCAAGCAAAAATTCAACGCGAGACGTTAGACGGTGTGATGAGGAGCTTTGCGGAAGTGTATTCTGATTTTAAAGAAAAAGTTGGGCAATCGATAATTGATGCGTTGGGATTAAAGGAAAAATGGGAAAATAAAATTAAAATGCTTCAGGAAATTACAAAGTGGGTGACTGAGTTCATAAAAAATAATCCTATGTTAGCAAAAATGATTATTTATTTTTTTGGACTAATAACAGTTTTAGGCCCGATAATTATAGGCTTGGGAATGTTGGCAGTTGCTCTAAAGGTTTTGGCGGGTGCGTTGCTCGCAACAACAGCGGCAGGATACCCAATTGCAATAATCGTCGCTTTAATCGCGGCTGGTATTGTTGGGCTTATACTCGTTGTGAATGAGCTTTCTGAATCTAGCTGGAATGTTATGGACGCATGGCGACGAGCATCTACAGGTATGAGAGTGGCGATGTTTATAATTCTTGGTCCGATTCTTTTGATAGCATGGGCCATCGAAAAGGTTATTGCCGGACTTGAGTATATGGGATGGAAAAGCAAGACCATAAAAGCTGAAGCCGGGGAAGGGATTCTCGCCTCTTTAAAAAATAAAATGTCCTTTGGACTTGAAGGCTTAATGGGTGGCGACGATCTC